TATCTTGAAACTTATCAACTAGTTCATCGCCAGAGTAATATCTAACACCATGAACTTTTGGATCCATAATATTTACAAACATAAACTTTGATACACTCATAGTTTTTTCTGCAACTGGTAAATAGAAATCATCACGCCATTTATCATACTCATTAAATTTAAACCATGATTGATTTTCTTCTAACTCACCACCCTTATTATATTCTTCGGTTGAGAAGTATGGTGGACTTGTAAATGCACAATCAATCTGTGGTAGTTTATGATATGGCAAATCTTCAGCACCACAATTCCATATCTGAACTTTTTTAGGTTTAGATAAAAGTTTATTATAAGAAGCAATCTGTTCTTGATATCTTTGATATGTATTAGGATTAGGATCGCAGCCATAGTATTCTTCAGCATCTGAGGCAAAGAAACCTGCAAGTCTATCACCCCAACCACAACTTGTATCTAATACGGTTTTAGCATTTGTAATATCATATATTGCTTTTGCAACTACTGGTTTAAATTGTGTTGCAATATAAGTGCCTAATCTAAATGCTGATATATAACTCTTGGCACTCAATTCACCACCAATCAATTCTTCTTTGCCTTCGATCATCACCTTTTGAACGCCATTGATGCCTCGCCATATAGGTCCTAAACATTTCCAGATATCATAAGCGTCATTATTTTCCCATCTTGTTTTAGGGGCTTCAAAACCATAACTGCCACACTCTAATCGTAGGTCTTGCATAAAATAATTTGATACATCATTAAATGTACTGGCACCATTTATCAAACCAAGACCATACTTCTCATAACTATATTTGTAATCATCATACTTTTCAAATACTTCTTTTTGCACTTCTTCATTCGGTATACAAATAGAAGATGTATCAAACTTTTTCAGATCATAAAAACATTTTCTCATATCATCTTTGGTAATTTCTTTGAGAGGAAATACAGGTCTTTCACTTGCAATATAGTCAGCAAGATGTGTTCTCATTTTGTCTTTACCGTAGGTTTTATTCAGTAATTCAAACGACTTGTTGTCTAGTATGGGTAGTTTATCATCACTAGCGGCGTCTAAAAGACGGCTATATAGTGTATTATCTCTAATATAATGTGTAAATGCGTTTTCTTTCATATTAAAAAAAGTTATCTAGTGTTGCTTGTTTCTCAAAGTTCCAACCAATTGCATTGACAATAAATCGCAATGGTTCTAAAAATGACTTATCAAACTGCTCATCATAGTTTATAAATTTATGCAAGTCAAATTCTTTTGGCAATCTTGTAGAAAAAGATATGACCCTTTCTCTCAATGGATTAGGTTCTTTTAAAACAATAAATTTAATCTTATCACCTTCTTGTATCTGTTCATACTTTACTAATTTATGTTTCTTAAGCAAATCATTATATAGTAAAGCACCCTTCACATGAATTGGTGTTGACTTTTGATAGATGTCTGTTGATGAAGAATACTTTTTAAGATTATTACATGAACGAGGATAAGCAATCTGTTCTGGTCGTAACTTTTTAAAGTGTGTTCTAAACTCATCAATAAATTGTATCAAAGCATTTTCATCTTTGTTCATAATTACTTTCAATGCTTCTTTAATCTTTACACGACAAGGTGCAGGTGTCGAACTCTTAACTGCTTCAATGCCCATAATCTTTAGTTTAGGTTCTTTCAATTCAACGCCTTCTTCATTATAAACATTTAAAATATATCTTTTCTTAGCAGTCCATATACCTTTGTTGGCAATAACTTCTCGTTTCATAATCATTTTTTGTTCAAATGCATTTACATATTTGGCAAGTCTATCAAAACTCTTATCAATAGCACCTTGTAATTTTTCTTCACAAAATTTATCTAATACTTTTACAATCTTTCTTGTATCAGACTTATCTTTAAATATTTTATCTACAAGACCACCAAGTTTTACATAGATAGAATCAGTATCAGAAGCAACAACATAGGTTACATTTTTAGTTTTCAATAGTTTATTTAAAAACTCATTTACATCTCTTTCAATCCATCTAATTGCAAGTTGACCTGCCATAGTAATACCCTCAGCATGTCTTACGTCAAAGTATCTAAAGTATTGATTACCTATCGCACCGTAAGCACTATTCAATGCAATCTTTCTTGCCAACTGTATGTTATGATTTGCAGCGATATCATTTTGATATTTCTTATCGCCAGTTTGTTGATATAGATTTTTTGCTTCTAACATTTTCTTTTTGTATATCACTCGTTCTTGATATAGTTTATCCATCAATTCAGGAAGAAAACCTCGTTTATCTGTTCGAAACTGAGCACCGTTGGGTGTAATGGTAACATTATCAAGATCAACTGAATCTAAGATAGTGCCTTCTAACATTTTATTTACACTCACTTTATTAGGATCAAACGCCACCATAGTTTCTGGCGATATATTATACTGCATAATTAAATGTGGATACAAACTATTCAAATCAAAACTACAAATCCAATCATGAAAGCCTACAACAGGATCTCTCACATAGGCACCTTCATAGCCATCAGATGTTTTAGATTCTTGAACAGCAGGTGGTACAATATTCTTTGATCGTAAATGATTATAGATGATTGTATCCCACATACGAACTTGACCAAATACATCTTGAAAGTTTACCTTTGCTTCATATGCCATTGTTAAATGTAAAGCAATCAGTTTCATTTTATCTTCTAACTTATCAACCAACTCAACATCTTGAATATTATACTCAACAAATCTTTGATAGTCGTTAGAATAGAACTCTTTGAAAGTATCATATGGATTTTCAGTTTTGTTTTCACCCAATTCTACTTCGCCAATATAATCTAGTTTATAACTCTCACGCCTAACAAAAGTATGTTTACGGTATAGGTCAAGATAATCTAAAGTATCAACGCCAAGGATATTATAATAGTTTTGTGTTCTAGCATATCCTAAAGATATTGCTGAACTACCTGTTACCACACCCCATGGACTAAACTGATTTAAATATTCTTCACCCATGATATATTTAAAACGATTAAACAAATAAGGTATATCAAAAAACTTTACATTCCAACCTGTGATAATATTAGGTTCATATTTAGTCCAGAATCTAGTAAACTGATGTATCAAATCTATTTCAGATTTACATTTTATATATTGAACATCATCACGGTCATTGACAAAGTTTTCCATGCCAAAGACAATGATTCGTTTTGATGTGTGATCTTTTACTGTAATACAAATTAATGCTTCGTTTGCTTTTTCTACATCAGGAAAACCATTCTCACTTTCACATTCAATATCAATTGATAAAAGTTTTATTTGTTTTATATCCCAATCTATCTTGTTAGGAAACTCATCTGTAATAAATGGATACTGATATCTTGTATTACCAAAATATTCAAAATTAGTTACGTCTTTGTATTCATCAATCCACTTTCTTGCTTCATAGATACTTTCAAACTTAACTTTGTCAACACTACGACCATCTAATGTTTTATACTTTGATTCATTTCTAGTGGGAATAAATAAATTAGGTTTATAATTTATCTTATATTTTTTGTGGGTACCATCATGGTTGACACCACGTACCAGTAGTTTACCCTTGAATGGTAGAACGCTAGTATAAAATTTCACTATATCTGTGTATTATTAAAATGTTTATTTAATGCTTGTAAATTATCTTCTGCTGTTGCTAGAGAACATACTAGTTTATCCATTTCTTCTAGGTGTTGTGGATGTTCACCTATACCTACAGGATTATCAAAGTAAATCTGTAAAGTAGCATTCGCATGGGCTATCTCTGCCTCATATTTTTTTTGTAATGCTTTAAATAGTGGATTGTTTGTTTGATGTTGTTTTGCCATAATCAATTCCTTTCATTATAATATTATAACACAATACAGGTTGTTTGTAAAGCGTGTATTAAAGTTTTTCAAGTGGTAAATTAACTCCCCTTGTATCATTATCATCTGTTCTTTTTATCCAAGAAGAAAGCACAAACTTTCTATTTGGATTTACATTTACTTTAAATCTAGTCATCAAATCTCTATTAATTAAAAATGTGCTTCTTGAATCTTTAGTTGTTAGACCAATTGGCACATCTGTATAAAACTTATTATTGAAAGTTAAGTTTACATTTACAATGGGCCTATTGTCAACCATATCCATTCTTGTTGCTTCAGAATATCCTTCTAATCTACTTGTAAACTTCTTACCATCTTTTTCCCATTTTACAACTTGTTTATCAACATCTATTTTATCAACTGCAAACATAGAAGCAAGTGTGCCATTACCAGTATCAAACTTTGCTCTCACTGGTCCATATCCATCAACAATAATTCTTTCTTGAAATCCTGCCTCTTTAGTAAAGGAATATTTTCTATGTGCATCCTGTGATAGATAATCAAATAATTTTTTAATTACATTTTCTGAACTTGTTGGCCCCACATATTCTCTATCTTTTAAATCAGTTTTATATGAAGCAAACTTTGACCCAATACCTGGCGATCCATTACACTCTAAAACATAAAGTTGGTTATCTACTTTTGCGTGATCAACACCTACCATATAACCACCAACTGAACGAGCAGCGTCTAATACTACTTTCTTTTCTTCGTCTGATAACTTATATGGTTCTGTTGTCGCTTCTCTATGTCTGTTTGATCTAAAATCTTTTTTAGCACTTATTCTTTTAGTTGACGCAAGTATTCTACCATCAACTACAATAGTTCGAATATCAAAATCAAACTTTAAAAATTCTTGAAGTAATAAAGCAGCATCAAATTTCCATAGTGATTGAGCAACTGATATCATACTCTTTTCTGAATCAACTATTGATACACCAATACCTTGTGTACCAGTTAGCGTTTTCATAATCACAGGATATTTACCACCCAATCTTTCATGTGCGTCTATCAAACTTTTTTCATTTGATATGAGAGCAGTTCTAGGTGTAGGAATATTATCTCTTTCAAAAGAAATATATGCTGACATTTTATTATCACAGGTCAACATACTATTTCTAGTATTAATCATAAATGCACCTGCATTTTCAAAAGTAGATAGCAATGCTAAACCTGTTTCATCATCTAATACACCTGCTCTTGTAAAACAAATTGTTTTTGATAGCTCAAACTCGGTCTGAGTATCTTCACCATCTATATTCGAAATAGTTAGTGTGCCTTTTTCTAAATCATTTTTTGATACCCATGCCTCTGATGTATTAATAAGATAGCAAGGTATATCTCTTTTTTTACATTCTGCTAAAATCATATTGCTTACAACAGATTTATTGTCAGCATTTATTTTAGATAAGATGGCAATTTGTATATCGCTTCTTTGTACCTTTTCTGATATAAAATCTTTAAACTTCGGTGCTTTCATCTTCTGCTTTTTTGCCTATGTTATATTTTGCCTGTAGGTCCCATTCATTCTTTTCTTTAAATGCTAGAACTTTAATCTGTGATAAAGGTGCTTTCTTTTCTGCAACATCTTTATTTAATATAGCAATCAAACCCCAATCTGCTAATAATTGAGCAATTGTGTTTCTTCTTTCGGTATCATTATCAGAAAAGTTTGCTGACTTACCATCTAATGCAAATAGTTCCTTAAAATGTACTATGAAATATCTTCCTTGTTTGTGTAATATATGACAAGATTGAAATAACTTTTTATCTTTTCTTGACGCAACTCCGATTCTTGTAAGTGTTTCACGAACCTTTAGAAAATCATCAGGTTCTTTTAACTGTACTTCTAACATCTTTTCTGGATGCCAACTATTATCTAACTCATTCATTTTTTCCCACCTTTAAATAATTTTTCTTTAATTAATTTCACTTCGTCTTTGGTGAGTATATCAAGAGCGCTTTTTGCCTTTTCATTACTATATCCATAATACTCTTTCACAACATCCAAATCGTTTAGTTTCTCTGCTCTCAAAAAAGGACTATACCTTTTCTTTGATCTAATACTATTTAGTAGAAACTGGAATTGCATATCGTTTTCAAGAATATAGTTTCTATTCATTTCATTTGCCATCATTATGGTATCAGAAAAGAAAGATAGAACTTTGTTTATCATGAAAGCATTATACTTTTTCTTCCACATTGGATCGTCAGAATCCATGAGGTTCTTTTTAGTATA